GCAGGTTCGAAGGGCAAAAGAATATCCGGTGGTTTTGGTAGAAATGTAGACAAAGGAATACGCACTACAAAATCTGTCAAGGCAATTGGTTGTAATATGCTTAAAATGTTAATCGAACAAGATCAATTGATCGTAAACGACTTCAACACAATCAATGAGCTTTCTACCTTCTCACGTAAAGGAGTTTCTTACGAAGCAGAGCCAGGAGCACATGATGATCATGTAATGGGTCTTGTGCTATTTGGATGGTTAACGGATCAAAGTTTTTTCAAAGAAATCACCGACATTAATACGATGATGAAGCTTAAACAAAAAAGCGAAGAAGAGTTGGTTAGTGACTTAACGCCATTTGGATTCAATATGGATGATTTAAATGAACCTGACGTTGAAATTCCGCTACCTGGCGGAGGCTCTTGGATGGATTTCTAAAGTCTCGTTTTTTATAAATACAAAGAATGAGTGAAGTTAATCTATTCATAATATAAGGAGAAATAAAATGGGATTTCAAGTATCACCAGGAGTAAACGTTTCCGAGATTGATCTTACAACAGTCGTACCTTCAGTATCAACAACAGAAGGTGCAATTGCGGGTGTATTTGCTTGGGGTCCAACTGACGAGAGAATTCTAGTTTCCTCTGAAGTTGACCTCGTAAGACGTTTCGGTAAACCAATTACTGGTTATAATGCAGAGACTTTCTTTACAGCAGCAGACTTTCTTGCATATAGTAACGCACTATACGTTGTTCGCGTATCTGATGGTAATACAGCAACATCAGACGTAACATCAGCGAACACTTCAAATCTAGATGATCTAACGGCGATTTATCCAGGCGAATACGGTAACTCACTTCGCGTCTATATCACCGATTCTGACAACTTTGCTAACTCTACATACGAGGGTGTTTTTGACGAAGAGCCTGATGCGGGTAATGTTCACGTAGCAGTAATCGATGTAGACGGAACGTTCACAAGTTCAGCAAACAGCGTGGTCGAAGTGTTCGAAAACGTTTCACTTACACCCGGAGCACAAACCGAAGACGGAACTAACAACTATCTACCGGATGTTGTAGAGCAGAGTTCTCGCTTTATCTCTCTAACAGAAAACTTTGCGTCTGATCTTCCAACATATTTCGCTGACGAAAGCACAGAGTTTCTTTCTGATCTAACAGGTGGATCAAATGGTAGCGACGAAGCATCTATTTCAGAAGCTTCTCTTCAAGCGGGGTATGATCTATTCGAATCTTCGGAGGAAGTTGACATATCTCTCGTTCTACTTGGCAAAGCAAGAGGAACAGCTAATGATGCAGAAATCGCTAACTATGTGATTCAAAACGTTTGTGAGTTTCGTAAAGATTGCATTGCATTTGTTTCACCAGCTTACGATAATGTTGTTAACAATCCTGGTTTCGAAGTAGCAGATACAATTGATTTCCGAAACAACATTACAAGTTCTTCTTACGGTGTGCTTGACTCTGGATACAAGTATCGTTACGACAGATATAACGATAGATATGTTTACACGCCACTCAACGGCGACGTAGCAGGTCTATGTGTTCGCACAGACGATCAAAGAGATCCTTGGTTTTCTCCTGCTGGTTACAATCGCGGTATCATTAAAAACACGATCAAACTCGCGTTTAATCCAAACAAAACAGATAGAGACGCATTGTATAAGAAGGGTGTAAATCCTGTCATTACACAACCAGGACAAGGTACGCTTCTATTTGGAGATAAGACTCTACTTTCAAAATCATCTGCCTTTGATCGTATCAACGTTCGTAGATTGTTCATTGTTCTTGAAAAAGCGATTGCAACAGCAGCGAAGTTCACTCTTTTGAAGAAGTAGTTGGTAGATTTTAACCTAGACTAAGCTTACCTCGCATGTTAAGCTTAGTCTTACATGCGAGGTATTTTTATGAGACTAATCGAAAAACTAAAAGCTGAAAATCTTGTTAACAAAAACGGGAAGGTCTCCCCTTGGTGCGATAGAAAGATTTCTTCTTCCCTAAGAGAAGAAGTATATCAACTATCATCTTTTCTTCAACACGACTATAATATTTCTGATAGAATTAAAATATTAATGTTGGGGTATACTGATCATCCAAGATGCCCCTGTGGGTCTTTTGTTTATTACCACAGGGCGAAAAAAGATTTTGTAGAATACTGTAGTGCACCCTGTGCTTCTAAGCACACAAATGAAAAAAGGCTAGAAACGGTTAAAAATCGTTACAACACGGATAATTTTTTCCCAACTATAACCAAAGAACAAAGATCAATAAACAGTAAGAAAGCGAACCGAAAAGCAAGAGAGCAGTTAAAAAACAAGTATAACGTTTCCAATCCTATGTACATCCCGGGAATCAAGCATAAACACAAACAATCAATAACAGGAAAAACGAAAACGTATACATCAGGCAATCACTATTATTTCTATAACAATCTATCAGAAAAAGAAAACATGATACTAAATGGATATAGAATATATTTCGACTGTGGTAACGCTAAGTATATATTAAGACAATCACAAATCTTCGTTTCTTATAAATAGACAGGAAACACATCGAACACAGATAAGGAGTTATTCTGATGGCCTTTAACGTAAACGAAATTCGCTCACAGATGGTGGGTGGTGGCGCTCGTCCTACACTTTTCCAAGTTCAAATAACAAATCCCGCAAATGGTGCTGGCGATCTTAAAGTGCCTTTTATGGTAAAAGCAACATCACTTCCAGCATCAAATCTCGGAACAATCGAGGTAGGATACTTCGGTAGAAAAGTGAAAGTCGCGGGTGATCGCACATTTGATGAATGGTCAGTAACGGTGATCAACGACGAAGACTTTTTGATTCGAAATGCTATGGAAGAGTGGATGAACCAGATTAATCTTCATCAACAAAACACTCGTGGTTTCGGTACATCTTCTCCATCTGCATATAAGTCTCAAGCAACAGTTCAACAATATGGTAAAGACGGATCAATCCTCAGAACATACAACTTCAATGGTATATTTCCTACTTCAGTTGCCGCGATTGATGTAGATTGGGATTCAAATGACGCGATTGAAGAGTTTTCTGTCACTTTCCAATACGATTGGTGGAATATTAGTGGTGGTATCACTGGTAACGCAGGTGGTCAATAAAAAATTTACATAAAGAGAGCCTAGGGGCTTTGTTCGTTTGAAGAGGATTATATTATATGTCAGTCGAACTATTTGGTTTTGAAATCAAAAGAAAAGGGGATGAACGTGACGAAAAAAATGTCACGTCTTTTGTCGAACCTAACGAAGGTGACGGTTCAATTAATGTAACCTCAACAGTTCCTGGTTCTGGTGGGGCGATGAGTTCTGTTATGGACTTAGAAGGATATGCTAAGTCCGAAGCAGAACTTGTTCAAAAATACAGAGACATGCTTCAGCAACCCGAAGTTCAGCAAGCAGTCGATGATATCGTAAATGAAGCGATTGTAGTGTCAAGTGATAAAAAAGTTGTCGAATGTGTTACTGATGATCTAGAACTATCAGACAATATCAAAAAGAAGATTCGAGAGGAGTTTGATAACATTCTCGAACTGCTCGACTTTTCTAACTATGGCTATGACATATTTCAAAAGTGGTATGTAGATGGTAGACTTAACTATCATGTGATCATTGACGAAAATAATCTAAAGAAGGGTATTCGTGAATTACGTTACGTAGATCCTCGTAAAATTCGTAAGATTCGTGAATTCGAGAACGTAAAAATCGGTGAAGGAACAAATACCACTTATGTTAAGAAGCTAAAGAACGAATACTATATTTACGTTGATAAAGGCTTCATTAATAACAAATCGAGTGGGTCTTATGAATACGATCATAATGGTGGTATCAAAGGATTGAGAATCACCAAAGATGCTGTTGTTACATGTAACTCGGGTCTATTGAATGAAAGAAACACATTAGTTTTATCGCATCTCCACAAAGCATTCAAACCTCTCAATCAACTTAGAATGATGGAAGATGCTGCTGTTGTCTATCGCATCTCGCGCGCGCCCGAGCGTAGAGTTTTCTATATTGACGTTGGTAACCTACCAAAAGCGAAGGCAGAGCAATATCTAAGAGAGCTAATGACGAAGCATAAAAATCGCGTCGTCTATGATGCATCTACAGGCGAAGTGAGAGATGATAGACGTCACATGTCTATGACAGACGATTTCTGGCTACCTCGCCGTGAAGGTGGTAAAGGAACAGAAATTTCCACTCTTCCGGGTGGTCAAAATCTAGGTGAAATGGAAGACATTCTTTACTTTCAGAAACGTCTTTACAAATCTCTAAGCGTTCCTATCTCAAGAATGGAGCCAGAGCAAGGATTTTCTCTTGGAAGAGCTTCAGAAATTTCTCGTGATGAGGTTAAATTTAGTAAGTTTATTCGCCGTCTTCGTGGTCGTTTCTCAATTATATTTGATAAGTTGCTTGAAAAACAACTTATTCTAAAAGGCGTAATCTCCGAATCTGATTGGTCTCAAATACAGAATAAGATACGTTACGACTTCATGGAAGACAACCAGTTTGAAGAGTTGAGGAAAGCTGAGATACTTCGTGAAAGAATGTCACTACTACGTGACGTGGAAGAATATGTTGGAACGTATTACTCTAAAGATTGGGTTCGTAAAAACATCCTTCAGATGAGCGAAGACAAAATCTCAGAGATGAGCGATCAAATTGAAAAAGAATCGGAAGAGGAACCAAATCAAGAAGATGATTTGGATTCTTTTCGATAGAATTTCAAAAAGATAAATAGAATAAACGAGAAATAAGGAGATAAAAAATGAGCATTAAAGACCTTATCCAATCAGCACTTAACGGTTCTGCGAGTGAGTTCGAGCAGACCTTTTCTGAAGTCATGTCTCAAAAAATGGAAGATGCTGTCGGCGCTAAGTATGATGAAATGTTTGAAGAAAAGCATGACGCTAAAAAAGAAGAAGACGATGACGATGATGAAGAAGACGATGATGAGCTAGAAGAAAGCAAAGCGCTTCTTAAAGACTATGAAGATATGAAGGCTAAAGGCAAAAAAGACAGTAATATCATCGATGTTCTAATGTCTATGCCAAAATATAAAAAAATGACTCGTGATAAAATGGCAAAGACTATTGGTGATGCGAAGCGTAAAGGTGTCTTCAAAGAAGAAGTTTTTCTTGAAGAAGAGGATGAAGACTAATGAAATCGTTCAAGGATATCGTTAAAGAAACGGTCGCTGAGCCTAAGGGTGAAGATGAAAAGCGTTTCAAAAAACAGCATACTGATAATGTAAGAGTATTCGATTACGGTAGTAAGACTAGTGAAAGAGCTACCAAAAAATATGCGCGAAAAATTCCTCGTCTTGCAGATTATCAAAAAGGTGAGGATGAAGCTGCATACGATCAAGCATACAGTGAAGAAGTTTCTCTTGACGAAGAAATGACTGATGCTCAAAAGAAGAAGCGTGAAGAGATCGTCAAAGAACTCAAGAAGAAAAAAGACGAGTTCAAGGACAACTATGGTGATGACTGGAAAGATGTAATGTATGCTACTGCGACAAAGATGGCAATGAAAGAAGAAACTTTATCAGAAGATCCGTGGGAAGAAGTTCCAATGATGGAACGTCAACTTGAGTTCATTTGCTATGCTGCAGAAGAGATCAAGAGTTACGTTACAATGGGCGTTGATCCCGAAGAGTGGTTTCAAAATAAGCTTGCACACGTTCACGGTCAAATGAGAACACTACATGCTTATATTGAAGGCGATAAGCGTATTCGTAGTGCAAAGACCATGGATCCGTTTCACATAGGCGAACAAAATGATTTAAACGAAGAAGTAATTGATGATCTAAAGAAGATTCTCAAAGACAAGTCTATGGACGAAGTAACTTTGTCAAATGGCGATAAGCTTGATGTAGATATTCAGACAGCAAACATTCTACTCAAAATCTATGACGCACTGAGCGGTCAGAATAAGAAAAAGTTTGTAGATGCGTTGAATAAGAACGAGAAGATGTTCATGAAAATGCTCGATTTTGCATATAGTAAGGTAAAGTAAAATGCCAAGTATTGTAAAACTAAAAGGGTCGGAAATAGGCGTCACTACAGCAACAAACTTGAATAGTGCTCAACTTATTCGAGTTTATGCCGCGACCGATGCTCTAGTTACCATTACAGACAGTGATGATAATGCAATTGGTTCTTTTACCGTACCATCTGGTAGAGTCGAGTATGTAGAGAAAGAACCATCTGATCAAATCTCTGCAAACACTGAGATTCTTTGCAC